GAGATATTATCAAGCACAATCGTAAGAGACTTGAAGGCGGTCAAGAGAAAGAGAAATAATAATGTAATAACTCAAGCCTCATCTTGTAATATTTATTTGTAATAAAATTAGGGAAATATAAAAAAAGTAGAAAATAGGTAGAAATCAAGCAAATATACCAATACTATACTCGTTTAATTTTTCATAATTCGATTAGGGTTATAATATAATAATTATATTTGTCATATGCCCTTAGATAGTATACATAGATATGCTATCTAGGGGCTTTTTTGTTTAATTTAAAATCTTAGTAAAATGAAAAGATTCGTTTTCATTTGTGTTGCATTGTTGATGTGCGTAGTGAGTGTTTTCGCGGAAACTTCCGCTAGTGTAGAACCTTCTGTTCCAGAATTTCTGACCGGATTTGCCAGCTTCACCGGATTGGTGTCGATCGTTGTTCCGTCTGGGGTTGGCTTTATTGCCTCAAAGTTGAGCAATCCGATGAACAAATGGGTAACTATGTGGGTGACGGCCGTTGTCGGTGTAGTCGTTACCTTCTTCAGTTGGTGGATGAATCTCGGCTTTCCGCCTTCGGATGCAAGCATTTGGGTTGTATTGATAGACTCGTTATTTGTGGCACTGGCATCGACTGGAATTGTGTCAGTGGTTACGTCTGAGTGGCTTGCCAAGTTATTCGGTGGTAAGGTAAATAAGGAGTAATGCAGAATCTGATTACCATAATAGCCCCGCAGCTACTTGTTGCCGGGGCTTACTCCTTTATTGGAGAGATAAAAGGGGTAGTGTTCGAGCTTCGCTGGATGCTGGCATTTATCGTCGTAATGATTGTGGCTGACTTCGTATTAGGCATCATCGACAGCGTTGTCAAGAAGGGAGAGGACTTCCGGTTCAGCAGGGCTGGTCGCCGGACGATGTGCAAGTTTATCGAGTATAATTCGTATCTGGTGTTGGGGTTTATGCTGGGTATTGCCATTCTTCAGCCAGTCGGAATCTGTTCTTACACAATCAGCTCCATGTGCGGGTTAGGGCTGGCTATTGTTTTCGAGTTTGACAGTATCATGGAGCATATATGTGCCATACATGGAATCAAGAATAAGGTTTCAATCAAGCGGCTGCTAGTAGGGTACATCAAGAAAAAGTATAACGCAGCAGGAGAAATCATTGAAGAAGTAACAAAAGAGGAGGAGAAGAAATGAATAAGATAGATGCGATCGTAGTTCACTGTTCGGCCACACGTGCCGGACAGGATATAGGTAGAAAAGAGATTAATCAGATGCACGTGGCTCGTGGTTTCCAATGTATCGGGTATAACTATGTCATCCGTCTGGATGGTACGGTGGAAGTTGGCCGCAGTCTGACAATCGACGGTGCACACTGTAATTCTAAGGGCTTTAGTGGTATATCCTACAACAAGCATTCCATCGGCATCTGCTATGTTGGTGGATTGGATGCTCACGGTAAGGCTGCTGATACACGAACGCCTGAGCAGAAGGAAGCGATTGCTAAGCTGATTAAAAAACTGTGTGCAAAGTACCAGATTGTAGAGGTATTGGGACATCGTGATACTTCGCCGGATCTGGACAGTGACGGAATCGTAGAACCGAATGAGTGGACAAAGATGTGTCCTTGCTTCGATGTGCGGAGCGAATATCCTTTTATTCCTGAAATCGTTGTGAAGCCATGATAGATTTGAACCGAATATACAATGAGGATTGTTTGGAAGGCATGAAACGTATTCCTGATAATAGTATAGATTGTATTATATGCGATTTGCCGTACGAAGTGTTAAATAAGAAAAACAAACACGCTCAATGGGATAAGATGTTACCACTTGATAGGATTTGGGAACAATACAACAGAGTGATAAAAGATAATGGCGCAATTATTCTTTTTGGTCAAGGTATGTTTACCGCACAATTAATGATGAGTAATCCGAAGATGTGGAGGTATAATCTTATATACAAGAAAGGTAACTGCACTAGTGGTTTTCTAAATGCAAGACGTATGCCTTTGCGAAACCACGAGGACATAATGATTTTCTATAAAAAATTGCCTACATATAACCCACAAATGAAAGTTGAAGATAAGGCTCATGAAAGGAACAAACCAAGCAAAAAAAATAGCTGTTATGGTAGTACTAAAGAAAGAATAAAAACAATTAGTTATGAAAAATTCCCTTTGTCTGTAATAGATATTCCACGTGAATTTATTGTCATCCACCCAACACAAAAACCAGTAGCTCTAATTGAATACCTTATCAAAACATATTCTAATGAAGGTGAAACAATATTAGATAATTGTATGGGTAGTGGAACAACAGCTATTGCTTGTATAAACACAAAACGCAATTACATAGGTTTTGAAATAGACAAAGAATATTACGACATATCAATGGAACGGCTATCAGAACATCAGCCAAAATTATTATAATATGAAATACTTACCATATCTTTTAATAGCTGCACTGGCTTTCGGTTTAGGTTGGTGCAGCCGTTCGCCAACTGAAGGCAATATCGGGAAGGCTGATACCATTACATCTGTCCATGTAGTTAAAAAGGTTGATGTGGATACGATGTACATTCTGTCTCCGCAGCTTTATTTTGCATGGATTGATAAATCAGACACCATTCATGCGAGCGACACCTGCTATCATCTGCGTGAATATAAGGAGTACCAGGACAGCAATTACTACGCAAAGGTAAGCGGTGTTCAGCCTAGACTTGATGAGCTTCGGGTTTATCCCAAAACGGTATATGAAACGCAATATATCTATCGGGATATTGTTGGTAAGCCTAAACGGTGGGGGCTTGGTTTGTCAGCCGGGTATGGTGTAGGAAAGAACGGACTCACTCCGGTATTAGCTGTAACTGTCAATTATAATCTATGGCAGTTCTGATATACAATATTTCTATAAAATTATATACAACTTTTCTCTGTCATTATATAATAGGAAGGAGGAGGAAATATGAAGTAGTTAAAATACACCTTCAGGTTCGATTTCGATACAAATATAGAGCATTTTTATTAATTTAGCAGTGTAGAATTCACTTTATGTAAAACAAACTAAAGCCCCAACTGGAATATCTGGAAGGGGATTTATCTTTGTATAATGGTATACAAAAATGATTCTTTGCGTTATTAGTAAAAAACAACAATATGGAAACGAAAGAATCATTCATGACTCTTGTAACTGAAATCAATGATGTAACCAATTTTTGTACGAGTATTGCTAATCAATGTGTTGAATTGCTCCTTAGTCAAATCGAAGTAGAGGGGAAGGACATTAATGCCGCCTTGTCTAATATCGAGTTTCAAACTAAACTCAAAGAGTTAGCCTTGGGTATCTGTCTGTTTAATAGAAGAAAGGTCGTGAAGTATGGCATGACTTTGCTAACTTTTCCTTTGGATAACTTTCTGAGTCAGAAAGATTATGTTGTTGCAGAATGCTATCTAAAAGAGTATCTAATCAAGCTATCCCAGTCTGTTACACCTGAAGAGATATTGTATTCTGAGATATGTAGACGAAAAAAGCTCTAACTGGGTTATACCATGTTAGAGCTGAAAAGCCTCATCATCACTAATCATCATCACCGGCTTTGTTTCAATATTAATTACTAATCAGCCGGCTGAAAGTTCGATTTATGGCATAAAAAAAGTGAGGGACACCTCCCTCACTAAATAAAAGTCAAACCAATATTGAAGTATGAGCCTCAAATATTGAGGCCGTAAAGTTAGGGCTTTTCTTTCAAATTATCAAGAATTTCCCTTATTGCTTTGTCTGCATGTTTCTTCATTATGGATACATAGTTGAATATCGGGCGGCTGTCTTTCATCGATTGACCGATGCAGTATTCCAGTGTAGAGAGAGGAATCCCAAGGTCGAATCCGTGCTGAACGAAAGACTTACGGGCTGAATATAGGGTAAAATAGTGCTTAATTCCGCCCACTTCTGCAAGTTCCTTTATCTTCCTTGCGAGAACATTATAGCAGCTAACATAGCTGGAATAACGCCCAAAAATGAGTTTCCCTGATTTCTTATTCATGTATCGTTGTATGATTGGCTTAGCCTCATCAGGAATCGAAAAGTTCACGGCATTCTCACCTTCTTTAGTATGCCTGGTCTTTTTGCGTACATAGTATATTTCATCGGTATTCCTGAAATCATAGTCCAGCATGTCTACAAGATTCATTCCGGCAAGATAATAAGTAAGCATGAAGATATCGCGAATTACGCACATGTTATGCTTTTCAAGTTTTGCATCCCTTATCTTTCTGAGTTGTTCTACCGTTATGAATGTTTCCCTTTTTTTTGCTGATGGGACCTTAGCTGTTACGAATGGATCAACGTCGAATGTTACATATCTCATCTTGACTGCATAGTTTATCACTACTTTCAATAAGGTGATATAGATATTAATGCTTGTTGGAGATAGTTTGTCCTTCTGTAGCGTCATGATGTAGTTATTAATGCGAATTGGATTTATATGCTCCATCAGTGTTGTGTCACCTGCATACTGGAGATATCTGTTTGTTGCCAACTTGTATAGTTTATATGTCTTAGCCCGATCCTCTATATCTATTTGTGAAAGATATTCCTCTGCAATGTCTTTAAATGTCCTATGTTTTTCCCCTGTTACAGGTCCTTTGAGAATTTTTACGAGTTGCGTGCATGAGAGGCAGTCTGCATATTGTATATTATCCAGCCTTTCTTCGTAAACATTCAGAAGTTTTCTGAGTTTCATATTCAGAGAATCCTTATCCGGACGCTTAACTATGCGTCCTTTGTTGATTTCTTTTTCCGAATCTATCGTTACGTCTGTTGGTATATATCTTGTCTGTCCTGAATGAGTGATAGCTATTCGGACTGTATGTTTACCATTTTTTAACTTTAAATTAGGTACAATTGTTATGAATAATCCTGCCATTTTCTTTCAAGTGTTAAAAGTGGAATAAAAGTGGAATGAAATAGCGTCAAAAATGACGTTTTTCTCGTTTTTTAGTCATTACTAATATCGGCAGAAATAGTTCGCTAGAGTGTTGTAAGTAACTGATAATCAGTAATAAAAAAGAAACTCCTGATGAACACTTTCAGCAGG